AAAGGTGTTAATGTAATACCTTGTTACTACAAACTAGAATATGTCGAGTGGAGAGACAGAGGTAAAGATGGATCTGGTGCGCCAGTAAATATTTATCCATCTTCATCAGACATCATGACTAAAACAACCAGAGGATCTGATTTCAAAGATAGATTATCAAACGGTAATTATATTGAAAAGACTGCTCAACATTTTGTTATTGTGGCAGGAAAAGTTCCTACTACTGCATTAATTGCCATGAAATCTACACAATTAAAGATTAGTAGAAAATGGAATAGTATGATGCAGAGCATAAAGTTAAAAGGAAAGAATGGAATGTTTACTCCGGCTTCTTTTAGTCATCAGTATTTATTAAGGACTACTCAACAATCAAACGATAAAGGCACATGGTTTGGTTGGGAAGTTAGTAAGACAGGTCCTGTAGAGAATGCTGATCTTTACCAACAAGCGAAAAGTTTTGCTGAAAGTATCTCTAAAGGAGATGTTGAAGTAAAACATGGTGAAGAACAAACAGCAACAAGTGACGCTCACTACTAGAATCCTAGGCTGTGGGCACCGAAGCGAGAGTAGAAGTGCCCACAAAAAAATCGCATGGAACAGAAATTTATACAGATATTTGACGGATTAAAAAGAGATTATGGATACGCAGAAGTTAGTAACGGTTACAAAGATTCAACTACAGGTAAATTTAAAGTAAAACACGGTTGGGCAGGAAAACAACTAACAAATACAGACTATATCCAACATCTTAATGGTGAAAAATCCATAGGCATACAACCTTGTGATGATAATGGCATGGTTAGTTTCGGTGCGATTGATATTGATTCAAAGTCTTATCAAGACTTTAGTCCAAGAAAGTATTTAGAAATTATAGAAAAGAATAATCTACCAGTTATACCAGTTAAATCAAAAAGTGGTGGATTACATTTGTATGTTCACACAAAAGATAAAGTCAAAGCTAGCTTTTTAAGAAATTTTTTAGACAAACTATTATATACATTAGAATTAAATCCAACAACAGAAATATATCCAAAACAAACGGAACTTGGAACGGGGCCTGATGGAAGTTTTACAAATGGTAATTTTATAAACCTACCATACTACAATAAAACTGAAAGAGTTGCACTAAATTTAGATGGTACAGAATTTAAATTTGATCAGTATGTTCAAGTTGTAGAAGCTAATAGAAAAACAGAACAACAATTAAATGAATTTATTGACGAACATATACGTACCATTCTTACAGGTGGTGCAGAAGAATTTGTAGATGGTCCACCTTGCCTACAAGCAATATCAAAAACAATTGATGATAGTAATAAATTACCAGATGAAAGAGATCGATTCTTATTTAATTACATGGTGTTTTGTAAAAAGAAATATCCAGATCTTTGGGAAAAGAAAGTATTAGAAGGTGCAAGAAAATATATTTTATACGATGAAGAGTGGGGAGATAAAAAAGTTTTAGATAAAATAAAATCCTGGCGTAAACCAACTGCAGGTCATCTCTGTGATCAAGACCCAATTAGAAACTTTTGTATCAAATCAGAGTGTGCAAAAAGACAATTTGGTTATATGTCAGATAAACAAAAGAAGTTTCCGCAGCTGTCAGCGTTAATAAGAATAGACTATCAACCTGAACCAGAGTTTAGATTTACTGTTCACTTTAATGATAAACAAGATGGAGAGATGAGTAAACAAGTTGTAGCAAGAGATATTAATTATCTAATGGACATGGAGAAATGTAGAAGATTGATTGGTGCTCATACACCTATTGCTCCACCAAGAATAAAACAAGATGAGTTTCAAAGTATTATAGAAAATTTAAAAGAAACTGAAACAGTACAACCACCTCCTGCAGGTACATCACCAAAAGAATTACTACAGAAATATTTAGAAGAACATATTCATGGTGTTCCTGCAGTAAGTGCAACATCGTTTAGTAGTGGATCTATTTTAAAAGAAGAAGGTTTTGCATACTTTACTATGGATGTTTTCTTTAACTATTTAAAAAATAAAGAATGGAAAATGAAATTTGAAAAGACAGGTAGAATGTTAATTGAAGAATTTAAAGCAGAACTAGGTTATCTAAAACGATACCCTAAAAAAGAAACAGATAAAAAATCTCACAATCCTATTCGTTGTGTGAAGATTCCACTATCTTTTTTTGAAAGAGAAGAAGAGGAAGTGGAAATAATTTCTATGCAAAATAAGGATAAAATACTGTGATAAAAAAATTTTATGGTCCTCCCGGTACAGGTAAGACGGAGAAACTAATTAGAAGAGCGCTAGCTTATATTAGAATAGGTACACCTATAGAAAAAATAGGTTATTTTGCGTTTACAAAAAAGGCAGCACTTGAAGCAAAAGAAAGAATGTTAAATAAAAATAGTCAGTTTCAAAAAAAAGATCTTAAATATTTTCAAACCTTGCACTCTTTAGCATTTCATAGACTAGGACTTAAAGAAGAAAATGTGATGCAAGACTACCATTACAATGATTTGGGTAGAGAAGTAAGTATAAGTGTTCAAGCAAAAAGAGACCTGGACTCTTCGCCTTATCTAACCTGCGATAATGAATATTTTCAAATTATAACAAAAGCCAGAGAAAAAGACATTAAAGTTTGGGATGAATATTGCACGGGAGAATATAGTAAGGATATTAGACCAAACATCTTAAAACATATTGCAGCAAACTATGTTGAATATAAAAACAATAACCATTTAATTGACTTTACTGATATGATTCACCAGTTTGTAAAAAAGAAACATTTGTGTCCAGAATTTGATGTAGTTTTTATAGATGAAGCACAAGATCTTTCTCCTATACAATGGCAAATGTTTGATATTTTAAAAACAAATACAAAAGATATGTATCTTGCAGGAGACGATGATCAAGCAATTTATGCATGGGCGGGGGCAGATGTAGATAGATTTATACAAGAACCTGCAACAGAAGTAGTATTGAAAAAATCAAGAAGAGTTCCAGTGCAGATACAAGATCTATCTAATATTATTGTTAGTAGGATAGAGGGACTTAGAGCCGCAAAAGACTATCTTCCAAAAAACGAAGAGGGTAATTGTACAAAAATAAATAACTTAGATAACATAGATCTTTACAAAGATAACTGGCTAATTTTAACTCGCACAATCGATAAGTCTATCAAAATTGCAAAAGAATTAAAACAAAAAGGTTTATTCTTTGAAAACAAATACATTAAAAGCTTTGATTCAAAATTATACAAAGCTGCTATTTATTATTCCAAGTGGTCAGAAGGTCAAGAATTAGACTCTACACAAATAGATGATGTCCAAGATTACATGACAAATGAAGATTGGAATGAAATAGTGCCTTGGTATGAAGCTTTTGATAAGGCAAATAACGAGGATAAGAATTATATAAGATTACTTCTTTCAAATAAAGAAAAATTAAATGAAAATCCTCGTATAAAAATATCTACAATTCATGCAGCAAAGGGAGGTGAATCGGAAAATGTAGTATTAGTTTTAGATAACGCTAGAAAAATAAGAGAAGCTGTGGTAAAAAGCAGTAAAAAAAGAGATGAAGAACATAGGGTGTGGTACGTTGGAGTAACACGTAGCAAAAGAAATTTATACTTGATGAGAGCAAAAATAGAAAGGCATGGTTATAATTTATGACAAACAGTAGTATCTTTGATGATTCTTTTCCACAAGAAAAACAGATAGGGGGATCCCATTACAAATCGTTTAATATACAACCCTATGAGTTTATATCAAAAAACAATTTATCTTTTTTTCAAGGCAATGTTATTAAATACGTTTGCAGGTATTTGAACAAATCAGGTATAGAAGATTTGGAAAAAATAATTCATTATTGTCAATTAGAAATTAAGAAGATGAAAGATTTAAATGGCGAAACAAGTAATAAGAAGAAATTTAAAAATAAATAATTTAGAATTTAATTTGGAAATTTATTTAAGAGTAGAGACTAAAGGTTTATCTAACTCACAAGATATTGCTTTTGAAATATTTCCAAAAAATTATAAAGCTGCTTTGTATGCTTTTAGTAACAAAGATAAACTTAATAAATTAATTAAAGAAAAATATCTTTATGAACCAAAAAAAATTAAAAGTTCTTGATTTATTTTCTGGTATAGGGGGCTTTGCATTAGGGCTAGATTCTACAGGAATATTTGAAACCGTAAAATTTGTTGAAAAAGATAAATACTGTAAGAGAGTTTTAGAAAAAAACTTTCCTAACATACCAATAGAGGAGGATATAAAAGATGTTAAAGGAAAAGAAGGAGACGCAGATGTCATTGTGGGAGGATTCCCCTGCCAACCAATGTCAGTCGCAGGAAAAAGAAAAGGCACAGGAGATGACCGCTACCTCTGGCCAGAAATGTTTAGACTCATTAGGGAGATCAAACCCCAATTCGTTATTGGGGAGAATGTGCAAGGAATTAT